TTTATTAGATGCAGAACAAGCTGCTCAAACTGGATTAAGTGGATTAAACAGTCCTAGTACAACCGCTATTTTCAAACTATGGAAATACATTGTAGCAACACAAATGTTTTTACAAGAAACTTTGTGGGATATTTATAAAGCCGCTTTAGAATTAACTATTTCAAAAGCCGCTGTTGGAACTTCTGCATGGTTACAAGATAAAGTATTAAAATTTCAATACGATGCTACTACTCCACAAGTATTATCAGTAGGTTCTGATTTTTCAGTTAATTATACTACGGTAGATACTACTAAACAAATAATTACAAGAGCTGCTGTAAATAGAACGGCACAAAGAACTGTTTTAGTAAAAGTTGCTAAATCAGATCCGCCTGTTGCTTTATCTGGTCCTGAATTATCTTCTTTAAATGGTTACTTAGATGATATTTGTTTTGCAGGTGTTAATTATGTAGCTACTTCATTAGTAAGTGATAAATTGTATTTAAAAGCAAATGTTTACTACGATGGTCAATATTCTAATACTATTTCAGCGTCTGTTATAAGTGCCGTTAATGTTTATTTAGCTGCATTACCTTTTGATGGTAAAATTAAATTAAGTGCTATTGTTGATTCAATACAATCCGTAACAGGTGTTAACGATGTTGTTTTAGAAGATGTTGCTGTTAGAGCTGATGCAACGGCTTTTGCTAGTAAAACTTACATGGTACAAGGAAACACAACACTTATTCCATTATATCAATTAGCTGCTGGTTATATTATTGAAGAAACAACCGCAAGTAATACATTTACAGATACATTAACATTTACTCCTCAGTAATGGCAATATACGATTATGATAATCAAATAGTAGGTGAACAACTTACGCCACCAGTACTAAGAACTGCTAAACAATTATCGTGGATTAATACGTTAACTGCTGCTGTTCAAAATTTATGGTCTTTAATATTTGAAGATTATAGAGTGGGGAGTGTTTATCCGGACTATGGTTTTTTTACACAATATTATGTAGGTGATAGAGTTTTATTTGCGGATAAATCAATTTACGAATGTATAAGCAATTCATTAAATATTAGCTGCCTTGATACAACTAAATGGGTTAAAGTAAATGATATTTTTATTGGTAGTGATGAACGTGTAAAATATTCAGCTCAAAAATTGCTATTTGAATATGCTTTAAATAAATTTTTTATAAGTAGTGGTATTTATATTACTAATAATTTTATTGATGTTGGAGATGTATTTGTAATGGACACAAATAGCACAGAATCATCTGTTATGCCTTTAGATAGCTTTTATCAAGAAGATTATATGGATTTAACCGCTACTTATGCAAGTGGTATTTATGATTATACTATATTTGTGCCAATAGCTGATTATACAACATTAGGATCAAGTGCAAATGCAATTATAAGAACCTTTGCTGATAAATATAATTTAGCAGGGATGCAATACGATATTCAAACATATTAAAATTAAATAAATGAAAAAAATAAGTGTAAATCAAATTATAAGTGTTACTAGAAAACAACCATTTACAGGAAATTCATTAAAGTTTTTACAAGATGCTTTAGATGAAGATAAGGCTGGTATTATTAAGGCTTTTATAACTCAAAGCATAGGTTCGTATTCCCTAACAACTCCTTATGTTATTAGTGGGTGTGTTGTTAGTGATGCTGGTAAAGATGTTACTGCTGGAGAAATATTTTATGGCGGCAAATATTATGAAACAACTGCTGTAAATGGTACTACAAATGTAGCTCAATTTATATTAACTAAAACACAAGATGCAGTTGCTGATCCATTAGAATTTACAAATGGAGATATTTTAAACGTTCACGATATTTATAAATATGTTGCAACCGATGTGGCTAGTGGTGGAGATTTTGATAGTTCTGATTTAGTTAGCATTTATGCTGGATCAAGTAATAAATTCACTTATTATGCAGAAAGATTAACTACTAGAAATGAAACAACTGGAACTCCACCAATTGATGCAGCCGCTGAAATCTTTACATTTACAACTCCTAATGATGGTAAAACTAGAGATTTACTAATTACTTTAACATCTAACTTAGATGCTACTTATAGTGGTTTTACATTTGGTTATAATACAAATATAAAAAAAGCAACAGTAAGTGTAAGTACTAATAGTATTCAAAAACCTAATGGAGATACCGAAGTTTTTGTACATAATTATTTAGCTACAAGTGTAGCGCCAAATACTGTTTTTTCAATTGAAGATTTTAGAAGTTCAACTACTAAAGGCACTGTTTATAGAAGTTCACTATCGGTTATTAGTTTTTATTAAATTTTAATCTTATCAATTAAATATTTCTTTAATTCTGTAAATTCCAACTCTTTTAAATAAGGATTGGTTTCAATTATAGCATAGTGAATATTTATTATTTCACGAGTTAAATCACTTTCGTTAATTCCTTTTTTTAAGGAGTCAAGCATAAATTTATTTTTATCAACTCCACTAATGCGAGTTGTGATTCTTACTTTATAAGATAGCATTTTACGTCTTATATCATCTTCAGAATGTTCTTTTCCCATATATTATAGTTACTATATTGATATACAACAAATTTAGTAATTAATTTTGTAATATGGACTTTAAATACATAAAAAATATATCTGAAAACGAAGCCACTATTTTGTTATACAACCAAATAGGTGATTCAGTTGATGAGAATGGAATGTATGTAAGTGGAATCTCAGGTTCTGCATTTGCTTATGAAATGCAATACTTACAAGATAAATGTAAAAAAATCAATGTTCGTATTAATTCAATAGGTGGCAATGTATTAGATGGTTATTCAATCGTATCTGCAATACTTAATTCAACTGTTAAATGTGACACTTATATTGATGGTTTAGCTGCAAGTATAAGCGGTGTTATTGCAATGGCTGGAGAAAAATGTTATATGGCTGATTATGGAACTATGATGTTACACAATCCAAAAGGTGGCAATAGTGAAGATGTTTTAGCATTAGTTAAAAACACTTTAGTTACTATATTATCTAAAAGAACAAAGTTAGATGAAGACACTATCAATAAAATGATGGATGCTGAAACTTGGTTAAATGCTGATCAATGTATGGAAATGGGTTTAGTTGACGTTGTAGTTAAGTGTGATAAGAAAATTAAAATGAGTACCAATAGCCTAAATGAAATGGCTTTAATTTATAATAAATTAATAAATAAAAAACCGAACATGGAAAAAATAACAAACGTGTTAAAGTTATCTAATGAAGCAACTGAAGTTGAAATTGTTGCAGCTATTGAAGATAAGGACACACAAAACGCAGAATTACTTTCTGAAAACGAAACTTTAAAAACTCGTTTAAAAGAAATTGAAGATGCTGAATTAGCAAAGGTAGAATCCGAAGCTAAAGAATTAGAAACTAAATCTATTGAATTAGTTGAAAACGCTATCAAAGCTAAAAAGATTGATGAATCTGCAAAAGATGAAACTATCAAATTAGCAATTGCAAACTTTGGAGCAGTTGAAAACATGTTAAGTAAAATTAACAATGTTAAAGATGCTGTTAAAATCTTTGATGCTAAAAACATTGAAAACAAAGACACGAGAGCTGATTGGACTATTCGTGATTGGGAGAAAAAAGACGTTAAAGGATTAGAAGTAATCAAAAATGAAACTCCTGCAATTTATACTGAAATGTACAATAAATTTTACAATAAAAAATAACATAAAAAATAAAAACTAAAAATCATGGCATTACAAAAAGAACAATGGTTATCCGATATTCAAGAGAATTTATTTAAGGATAACGCAATTATCGCGCGTGCAACTAATCACGATGGATTCGTAAACTACAAAACAGTTCACGTTCCGCAAGCTGGAGCTAATCCAACTATTACTAAAAACTTAGGTTCATTCCCTGCGGCTATCACACAAAGAACTGATAGTGAATTAACTTATTCAATGGACACTTACTATGTTCAACCAATTCACATTGAAGCTGGTCAAGAAACTGCTTTTTTATCTTATGACAAACGTATGTCTATTTTAAATCAACACGTTTCTACTTTAGAAGATGTATTAACTAACAACGCTTTATACAAGTGGGCGCCAAGTGGAGCTACACGTCAAGTACGTACTACTGGTACTGCTGTTGGAACTGCTTTAGCACCTTCTGCAACTGGTACTCGTAATGCTATTACCTTAGCTGATATTTTAAAAGCAAAATCTATTTTAGATTCTGAAAATGTACCTTCTGCTGGTCGTGTTTTATTACTTCCTTCTGATATGTACAATGCTCAATTATTAGCAATTGCTGATGTATATCAAGCACAATCTTATGGTACTTCTGCATTGCCTTCAGGTGTTGTTACTCGTATTCATGGATTTGATGTTATGATTCGTTCAACAGTTGTTGTTTATGATAACACTGCAACTCCAGTTATTAAAGCTGTTGCTGATAGTGGTACTCCTTCATCTCCTGCTGCAACTGATAACTTAGGTGCATTAGCTTACCATCCAAATTTCGTTGCTAAGGCAATGGGTTCTACTGATGTATTTATTACTGAACAAGTAGCTGAATACTATGGTTCAATCGTATCTGCAATGCAGTTATTTGGAGCATCTAAAATGCGCACATCTCAAACAGGTGTTGTTGCAATCGTTCAAGCATAATTATAAAATTACAAGGGAGTTATTGATTTAACTCCCTTCTATAAAAAATATTAAAATGACTTTAGAATTAGCAAAAGAATTAGCAAAAAACTCAATAGACAAATCAAACATTGTTGTTGTAACAAGTGATAGTGCTATTTATTTATTAAGTGATAATGCTGAAATTGAAGTTATAAAAAATCATGCTGATTTAAACAAATTAGAAATGTTTGTTGTAAAATCAGAAGAAGTGATTGAAGAAAAACCAAAAAAGAAAAAATAACCTTTAAAAAATTATAAATGGCAAACGACGTTATATTTAACAAAGGGCAAGGCGGATTAGGTAGACCATTAGCAGGTACTGATTATATTTCAGGCTTACTATTTTATACAGCGGCTTTACCAAGTGGTTTTACAACTACTAACAGAATTAAAACCGTTTTTTCAGTTGAAGATGCAGTTGCATTAGGTATTACAAATACATCAATTGGAGAAACAAAATCAACTGCAACTTACTTAGTAACTAATAAGGGAGCTGTTGGAAATACACACAAATTAACTTGTGCTACTATTAATAGTGTTAATCCAACTGCAAGTAAAGCTGCTGCTGGAGTTGTAACATTATGTGATTATACTCAAATAGCTGCTGATATTGTAACAGTTGATACTGCTGCTGCTCGTTTAGCTGCTGAAATTAACTTAGGAACTCCAACACATGGATTTACTGCTGTTGCTACAACTGCAACTGTAACAATCACTGCTGCTGCTGGTCAAGGTTTATTTTTAAACACAGGCACTCCTTATGTTTCAACTGTTGTTGGTACATTAGCCGGTACATTAACTCAAAATGTTGTTGTTGGTGTTCCATCTGAAATTGATATTTTATATTACCACGTTTCTGAATTTTTCAGAATACAACCAAAAGGTAAATTATATATCGGTGTTTACGGAACTGCTGATGCTACTACTTTTGACAGCGTAACTTTAATGCAAAACTTTGCTCAAGGTGAAATTGTACAATTAGGAGTTTATCAAAAAACAACTGCATTTGCAACTACTCAAGTAACTACTTTACAAGCTGTTTTAAACGCTTTAGAAACTAATCATAAAACAATTTCATCTGTTATTTATCAAGCTGATTTAACCGCTGTAACTGATTTAACTACATTAACAAATCTTAAATTATTAAGTGCTAAAAATGTAACTGTTAGTTTAGGACAAGATGGTGATAATAATGGTTTTAAATTATTTAAAGCTACTAACAAAAGTATTGGCTGCATGGGTACTACACTTGGTGCTGTTGCCTTAGCAAAAGTAAACGAGAGTATTAGATGGATTGCTAAATTTAATGTAGCAGCCGCTGAATTTGACACTCTAGCATTTGCTAATGGTACTTTATATACAACTGTATCTGATGGTACTATTGTTAATTTAGATTCTTTTGGTTACAACTTTGTAAAGAAAGAAATCGGTTTAGTAGGTTCTTATTTTAGTAGACCAAATACATGTATTGCATCAACAAGTGATTATACTTTTATCTATAACAATAGAGTAATTGACAAAGCAATCAAAGGTTTAAGAAGTTTCTTATTGCCTTCATTATCTAGTCCATTAGTAGTAAATGCAGATGGTACTTTAGCTGAAGATACAATCGGTTTCTTTAATTCACTTTGTGAAAGAGCTTTAGAAGTAATGCAACGTGATTTTGAACTATCAGCATTTAGTGTTACAATAGATCCAAGTCAAGATGTATTAACTGATAATGAATTAACTATTGCGGTTAAATTAGTTCCAGTTGGTGTTGCTGATACAATTACGGTTAACATAGGTTTCGCATTATCAATTTAAAAAAATAAAAAGACATGGCATATCCAATAGCACCGTTAATTAACGGTAAATCATATGAGTGGGCTGATATAGTTGTAAACGTTTTAGGCGTTCCAATTATCGGAATCACTAACATTGAATACGAAGAAAAACAAGGCATGGAAAATATTTACGGAGCTGGTCGTTTTCCAGTATCTCGTGGATATGGTAAAATAGAACCAACTGCTAAAATGACTGTATTAATGGAAGAATTAGAGAATATTCAGCTTGTTGCGCCATTAGGTCGCATTCAAGATATTCCTGAATTTGACATTATTGTTATTTATTTAGATGCTGCATTAATTACTCGTAAACACGTGTTGAAAAATTGCAGATTTATGAATAATAAAAGAGGTTCATCAAGCGGAGATACTTCAATCCCTGTTGACTTAGAATTAATTTTGTCACACGTTCAATATTTATAATTTTTTTATTATATTTGTAAAAAAATACAAATATGAAAACAGAAATTGAATTAGAAACTGAATTAGTTAAATTAAAACAAACTCATAAAGTAGTAAGAACTTTAGAAGTATTTTTAGATACTGATACCGAAGAAACTGCTACTTTATTTTTAAAGAAACCAGATAAAACAACACGTTCTTTAGTTAGTAAATTAGTCAATCAAGATAAATTTAGTAATGCAGTTGTAGCTTGTTTAAATGCTCTTTACATTGGTGGAGATGAATTAAAATTAGTTACTGAAAATGATGATGCTGTTGAAAGTGCTGGAATGGGAGTTGTTGATTTATTAACTGTTCAAAAGGCAATTTTAAAAAAAAATTAGATTATTATAAAAAGCAAATAGAAACGGATGAGATAGCAAAAAACAATGCACTTATCCGTTTTTTTTATAGAGAAAATCCCGAAAGTTTATCAGATAGCCAATGGGCTAAAAGAGTAGCAGAAATGGATTATTGTTTAAAATATCAAGGCACTAGAGTAGATAAAATAGATGGCTAACAATTTAGAATATACACTAAGACTAAAAGATTTATTTAGTAAAACAATGCAAGGTGCTTCTAATCAAGTAAAAGGATTAGATGGAGCAATGGGTTCTTTAAAAGGCGCTATTGCAGGCGCTTTTGCGGTTGGTTCTGTTGTATCATTTGGTAAAGCTGTAATTGAAAGTTTAAAGAATTATCAATATTTTCATGCAAGTCTTAAAACTATGCTGCAAGGAAATGAAGGGGCTACAAAAGCATTAGAGGATCAATTAATTACTTTAGCAAAAACAACTCCATTTGAATTAACCGAAGTACAAACAGCGACTAAACAATTAATGGCTTATGGTTTTAAAGCTGGTGATGTTGTTGAAACTATAAGAACTTTAGGTGATGTAAGTTCTGGAGTAGGTGCGCCATTAGGTGATATTGCTTATTTATATGGAACATTAAAAACTTCAGGTCGTGTTACTTTAATGGATTTAAGACAGTTTGCTGGTCGTGGTATTCCAATTTATGAAACATTAGCAAAAAGATTAAATACAACAACTGCTGCTATTAATGGCTTAGCTTCTGCAGGTAAAATAGGATTTAGAGATATTGAAGGAGCTTTTAAAGATATGACTTCAGCTGGAGGTCAATTCTTTAATTTAATGGATGCTCAATCTAAAACTGTTGGTGGTCAATTATCAAATATGGCTGATGGTTGGGAACAATTAAAAGTTAAAATAGGTCAATCACAAACTGGTATATTAAGCACGACAATCAGTTGGGTTAATGATATGTTAAATTCTTTAAATGATGGGTTAGATGCATCCAATTTAATGGATACAGCGTTTAAAGGTCAAGAGGCTTTACAATATGGTTTCTATCAAAAATACATTGGTAATTTAGGTGATAAATTTAATTCAATGTTTGGTGCTGGCCCTATGAAAGGTGGTTATGTAGATATGCAATCATACGCTGATCAATCTAAACAATATGGTCAAGCTAAAAATATTGGAGAAGCTAAATTTAATTCAAGGTTTTTAAAAGAAATGGTTGCTGAATTACAAGGCAATAAAGAAATGGATTTTACTGAAAGATATAGAAAAATAGCTATATTACAAGAGCAGCAAAAAAACTTAAATAATTCAATAAATTTATTAGGAACTAAAGAAAATAAAGGAATAGCTGTTGCAGGAGCTGGAGGTGTTGATGGTGGCAAAGGAACTAAATCACTTGGAACAGGAACTGAAGTAACAGGGCAACGACCACAAGCTATTAATATAAATATAAATGAATTGGTCCACGAATTAAACATTCAAACAAATAATATGATTGAGGGAGCGGGTAGAATGAAAGAATTAGTAAGCAAGGCATTATTAGAAGCAGTAAACGATATTAATTTAATTGCAATGGCATAATGAATAATAATTTTAAACCAAATATAAAAGGACAAGCGGAATTAATATTAAAAAGTGCTGGAGGTGCTGCTGCAAAAACAGCCATTCATGCCGCGTTTGTTAATTATAAAGAAGTTGCAAAAGAGCAAGGTTTATTTGATATTAGTTCTACACTTAGTGCTAAACGTGGTAAATTTGGACAACCAATATTTGATGAATTTACTTTTTTAGCTGATAGCGTTAATAAATTAACCTACGAAATGCCAAACGAATATGGTAAAAATAGTATTATTATTATTGCTCCATTTACTTTTGAAACTGCTTTAATTGAAATTAACCAAACTAAGAATATAGTTAAAACTTCAATTAGCGGATTAAATGGAACGGTTAAAGAATACATGAGTAATGGTGATTTTATTATTAATTTAAAAGGTGTTATTGTTGGTGATATTGCTAACCAACGACCTGACAGAAACGATTTAAACGCTTTGGTTGCTTTTTTAAATGCTCCATTAACAATACCTATAAGCTGTTCATTTTGTGAGGAATTAAAAATTTCAAGTGTAGTAATTGAATCATATAGATTAGGTCAAAGAGAAGGAGCAAGAAATATAATTGATATTGATATTAATATGGTATCTGATTCACCTATTCAATTAAGTGTAAGTGCTGAACAAAAAGATATATTCTCAAAAAGAGTTCCATACGTTCAAAAATCAATGTTTTAATGCTACAATGTCAATGTAACATATCAATTACTTCAAAAGGTACTAATAGAAAAGTTAGTTTTAATTTTGTGCATTCTATTGAAATAGAAAGTAGTTATGAAAATTTAACTGATACTTGCAAAATTACATTACCTAGAAAATTAACATTTGAAGGTAAAAAATTATTTGAAGGTAATGATCCTATATTTAAACGTGGAGATAATATTGAAGTACAAATAGGTTACGTTCCAAATATAACAACTGTTTTTGTTGGTTATATTAAGAATGTAGGAACAAATGTACCAACGGTATTAGAGTGCGAAGATGAAATGTATTTGCTTAAACAATGGACTATTAACTATCCATCAAAAGTAGGTTTAATTGAACGTTCAAAAAAAGGTAAACTATTAAAGCATCCTAAAATTATTCCATTTAGTGTTAAATTAGATGAATTATTAGACTATTGTTTAACAGACCACGATATAGAATACGATATAATAGACGATATTGATTTAGGTCAATTTAGAATGATTAATGCAACTCCTGCTGCTGCTTTAGATAAACTTAAATCTGAATATGGATTATATTCTTATTTTATAGATAAGATAAATAAAACAACAGGCAAAAAAGTAATTGATGCTAAAACAAATAAACCAGTTAGAATTTTACACGTTGGTTTTGCAAACGATGCTGCAATCACACATGAAGCTAGTTTTAAAATGGAGGAGGTTATTATTAATAGTGATACTCTAGAATGGTCAAGAGCTGAAGATGTTAGAATACAATGTTCTGCAATTTCGATGTTCCCTGACAACACTAAAAGTGATCCTATTATTGTTGGTGATCCAGATGGTAACCAAATTACTATCCATAAATATAATATGAATGCTTCAGCTTTAAAATTTGCGGCTGAAGAATGGATTAAGGAAAATAAATACACTGGTTATAGAGGGGACGTTGAAACGTTTGGAGAGCCAGTAATGAATCATGGAGATAGGGTTAAATTAACAAGTGTAAAATTGCCAGAAAGAGATGGTACATTTTTAATTAAGAAAGTTAAAAGAGTTTATAGCGTAGATGCTGGCAATCATCAAATATTCACATTAGGAGCAAAAGTAGGATAATGAGTAAAGATTTAAGAGATGCGTTAAGGAGTTTAGTTAAGCCAAATAACGATGGTTTTGCTAAAGTATGCACTGTTGATAGTGTTGATTTAACAACTTTAACATGTTATTGTGTGCCTTTAAATGACGATGCTGATATTATTAACGTTCGTTTAATGGCAAATATTGACAATGGTTTCTTATTGATTCCCGAAGTTGATAGTATAGTTGTTGTATCATTTTTGAGTGATAGTTCGGCTTATGTATCTTTAGTTAGCAAAGTTAGCGAAGTACATTTAAACGGTAAAAACTTTGATGGTTTAGTGAAAGTTCAAGAATTAACTGATAAATTAAACGCTTTAGAAAATAAGGTAAATGATTTAATAACTGCTTGCAGTAGTCAAATAGTTACATTAGCACCAAGCGGAACGTTTCCTTTGGCTTCGTTTTTTACATCAGTAACTCCATTAGTTCCAACACAACAATTAGAAATAGAAAACATAACAATATTACAAGGAGATGGCAGTTAAAGATATAACACTAGATGATAATTTTGATTTGATTATTGAAAACGGAGATTTTAAAATTTCTGATTCCGATATGCAACACATTCAATTAATCTGTATAACCGATTTAGGGCATTGGAAAGAATCACCCTTATTAGGAGTTGGAATTGAAAAATACATTGCATCAAGCGGTCAAACAGATGCTTTAAAGCGTAGTATTAATGTACAATTAGCATCAGATGGTTATAAGGTAAATGATATATTAGTACAAGGCACAAATGAAAATTTTACATATTCAATAGATGCAGAAAGAAGTTAAGGTTTTAAACGGTCAAACTATTTTTGATATAGCATTATTTTGCTATAACGATGCTTCTTTAGTTTATAATTTAATATCAGAAAATAGTAATATTACGGATATAAATATGGATTTAACAGGATTAAATTTGTTTTATACTCCTATTGAAACTGTTAAATACGAAGCTAAACAAAACACTAAAGTATTAAATAAAGTAGTAACAATAAAAAAAGAACAAAGCCTATTTGACTTATCTTTGCAGTATTACGGTGATGTTGAAAGCGTTTATAATTTAATACAAAGTAATAGTTATTTAGATAGTATTTTAACTGATAATTTTAATGCAAATGTGTTAAATTATACAAGTGAAATAAATTATGTAAATAGTTATTTTAGTAAAAATTTAATAGATATTGCAACAAAACCAAATATAATAAATAATTATTTACTTCAAGAAGATGGTAGTTATTTATTACAAGAAGATGGATTTAAGATAATATTATAATGGCAGATGAAAAAATAAGTTTTTTACCAACGGCTGGTCCGCTAACTGGAATGGAGATGGTTCCAATAGTTCAAAGTGGGGTAACTGTAAAAGTAAAAGCGCAAAATATAGCTAGTTTGAATAGTAGCTTATTTGAATTACAAGCTAACAAACAAAATTCTTTAACCGTTGACGGTACTGGTGTTAAATATCCAACAGTAGATGCTGTTAATGCAGGATTAGTTGATGTTAACACAAATGCAGTTAATAGAGTTACTGTTAAATTATCACAATCAATTAATAAAGGACAAGCAGTTTATGTTTCAAGTGCAAGTGGAACTAATATAATCGTTTCTAAGGCATCAAATACAAGTGAGGCAACTAGTAGTAAAACTATTGGTTTATTAGAAACAACTGGAGCAACTAATGCTATTGTAAATGTAATTACTGATGGTTTATTAGCTGGCTTAAATACTAATAGTGCAACTATTGGCGATCCAGTTTGGTTAGGAGTTAATGGAGATTTGATTTATGGTTTAATTAATAAACCTTATGCTCCTACTCATTTAGTTTATATTGGTGTTGTTACTCGAGTAAGTGCAACAGTAGGAGAAATATTGGTTAAAGTTCAAAACGGTTTTGAACTCAAAGAAATTCACGATGTCGATTTGATTAGTAATACACCAGCAAATAACGATGTACTGCAATACGAAAGTTCTACAAGTTTATGGAAAAATAAACAAATAGATAATATATTTACGATTCAATTTGAAACAGGTACATTAAGCCCAGCGGATGCAACAACTTACTACTTTTCAGATGTAAGGCTAGCTCCAAACCTAACCGCAACTAATTTTAATTATAACTTAGGTTCTGCTTATACAATAATTGGTGCTAGAATAAGTATTGGTAATAATGTTGTTAGCGGCACAACTGAATTAGCAACTTTACAAATTAGAAATATAACACAAAGTACAACTTCTAGTTTAGGTACATTTAGAACAGATGCTACAAGTGTTTCAATTAAAGGCACTACATTTACAGGTGCAAGCATATCCGTTGCTGCTAGTGATGATATTGTTGCTCAAATTGACTTTCCAACGTATGCCAATAATCCAACAAGTATCATAATTTTTTTAACTTTAATTTGTAAAAAATAATGAAAACATACGAGATTAAATATGAACCAATTACTATTAATGGTAAAGTTATTGATAAATATAATATCTATTATTATATAAATAATGTTTTAGAAAATAAAGAATTTTACGGATATAATTTAGAATTACCGTTAATTAAAATAAGAGAAAATTATAATTTAAAAACAAAATAAAATGGCACAAGAATTAGAAAAAATAGCAGGAAATAACGGTTCAAAATTAATTACAGGAACTTCTGCAAATACAATTAATCATACAGCTTTATATGTTCGTGAAGATACTGTTATAAATGTATTAACTGGAGTAAATGATTTAGGAGCTGCAACTGATTATAAAGTTTCTTTAGGATTAAGTGGAGTTACTTTAAAGTCTGGTGATTATTATTGTGTGCCTATGAATAATAAGCTAACAGCAATTACTTTAACAAGTGGCTCAGTAATTTTATACTAATATGATACTAGGCAAAGCGATAAGTCCTTTTGCATTAAGGCGAAAAATAAACGGTGGTGGCGGTGGAACGGATGCCGATGCTCAAGCGTTTATAACTGCAACGGGAATAACTGGCACAAATGCAACTGCAACTAATCAATTAGTTATTGACTTAAAGGCTGCTAACATTTGGACAAAGATGAAAGCGGTTTATCCAATGGTAGGTGGAACTGCTACAAGTCATAAATTCAATTTATTAAATCCAGTTGATAGCAATGGAGCATACCGTTTAGTCTTTAGTGGAGGTTTAACTCATTCAAGTACAGGAATTTTAGGTAATGGAACTAATGGATGGGCTAATACTTTCTTAGACCCATCAATAATTTTCCCAAGTGGATTTGCATCAATGGGATTTTATAATAGAGTTGCGGTTACTAACTTATTTTATTTTATGGGAGTTGCACTTTCTTCAGCTAATTTTTTTAGAATACAAGCAGTTGTCGGTAATGTAATGAGGCACGTAAGTAAAGGTACATCTGCAACTAATCACACAGTAACTGATAGATTAGGTTTTCATGCTAATAGTAGAACATCTAATACTTTAATTACAAGTATTGATAATACAGGAGCATTTCAAACAAATGTAACAACTGTTTCAGGAGCTTATCCAAGCCTTAATATTCCTTTATTTGCTCAAAATTCATCAGTTGGTGGTATTGGTAATTATATTAATGCTGAATTATCTTTTGCTTATATTTCAGATGCTTTAACTTCTGCTGAATTAACAAGTTTAAAATCAATAAATCAAACATTTCAAACAACATTAGGTAGACAAGTATAATGACAACATTAAAAGATATAACAAAAGACCAATATGACTTATATGTAGGTCTATTAACAGTAGAACAAAAAAATAGTTTATTATTACAAGAGTTTGCACCAGACAGTTACTTTAACCCTATTCAAGACTTAAACGATAATTGGATAATTAGCGTAGAGGAAATGGCTAATTGCGTAAATGAAGAGTTTATGTGGGTTAAAGATTTGCCGTTAATTATTTACGAACCAAAACCAAGTCCACCGATTAAATAGTTATGAAAGAACTTGCATCTTTAGAAAATAAAATAAAATTAATGACTTTTGCAGCTGGCTTAATGTCGATGTACTTTGCTATCAAAAGTGATATACGAGAATTATACACTGAGAAACGTTATGAGGTTGAACATTTGCAATATCAGATTGAAGAAATAAAAGCCGATTGTTGTGACGAAAAAAGCAAAGATAAAAAGGTAATTTACAAAGAACAAATGGCTGTAATGCCAAATGAAACTAAAATTGAAGCTATATTTTAATGACTGAAAGACGTTTTAACTATTTATTTAAAGATATGGAACTAAAATTAATTAGAAATATATTTACAAATGAAAGTACTATTGGAGATTTATTTATAGATAATTTATTTTTTTGTTACATTTTAGAGGATAAGGATAGAGGGTTAAGCGATGCTTTAAGTTTAGAACAAATATTGAAAGTTAAAGTTTATGGCAAAACTGCTATTCCTTATGGACGTTATGAGATTGACTGGACCATGAGCGCAAGGTTTAAAGTGTTTATGCCTATACTATTAAATGTTAAAGGTTACTCAGGTATAAGAATTCATAAAGGTAATACTGAGTTAGACAGTTTGGGCTGTTTGCTTTGCGGAACTCGTAAAAAAAGTAACATGATTACTGAAAGCACGCTAGCAACTAAAAATTTATACGCAAAGATTGAAGCGGCAAAAAAGCAAGGGCAAAGAATTTATATAACTATTGTACGATGAAAAATATAATTGACTCTTTTAAAATGGGTAATGCTGGCTTTAGTTCACGCAAATTAACAGCCTTTACAATTATTGCTTGCATAGTAGCAGCGCACGTTAAATGGCTATCACTAGGCGATTTATCACAATTAGGCGAAGTGTTAATTATTGATTATGGCTTTGTTGCTGCTTTATTTGGAATGACTACATACAGCGGTTTGAAATCTAAAG